CTCATTGTCTCATACGCTGCGATGATGGCGTATTGCGCGTTAGTGTCGTCCACTCTCAGGTAATGTCTTGTGCCTGTAGGCGCTCTATAGACAGCGAGATTAGTCCCAGTAAACTCTCTTGTCCATCCTAACGGTGCTATCTTACAAGTGATCGTTCCGGTCGCCGATCCATCAGCGGTCACGAGATTGACGGTAAAGGTCGTCGAAGACGGGATAGACGCTATCGTAAACTCGTCATTGAAGATGGATTCGTTCGCTCCCTCGATCTTTACGATGTCTGTAATAGTGTAGTTGTGCGCGGTAGATGTCGTCACTGTCGCGACATTGGAAGTGACTGAGATGGAGGAAACCGATTTAGAGTTGAATCCGAGTCACGAGACAGGCATACAGGATCGTGTTCAGATACCCTGCTGTTCCTGCCATCGGACTCGCGGAGGCTTGGAGATAGTTGAAATTCTTTATTGATATAGCCATATCAGATGCTCCTCATTCCCACGGTCCGCTGATGTCGATGAAAACATTGCCCCATGTAAATTGTCCGGTTGTTCCTAGTCTGAACGCCATATAGTTCTTCGAATCCTGAACGAAACGGTCTCTGGTGGCGTAAGCACCGGCAGTCATTTCGGCGGGAGCGTAGTATCCTGGTACCTTTCCTCTTACAGACTTAGCAGTTGCGTCGAATACAAAGCACTCGAAGAGATGGGTTTTATTGTCGATAGGAGACGGAAACACTGCCGATTGAGATGTGTTCTGACCTATGGTAGACCCTTGGAACGCAGAAAGAATACCCATCGGCACATTGCCACCTAACCCATACGCTGATCTTGCCAAAATCAATCCATAAGTGGCTCCATTATTGGAACCCATCGAATTTGTTCCTGTGTACGGATATGCTGGATCGGTCGCGGCGAACCCGCAAAGAGCGCAGTCCCAGGCGAACCCTGTCTTGAAAGGCGCAATGTCTCCAAAGAAACACGGCACTAATCCAACCCACGCCGCATAAAACTCGACCATGAGGTAGAATCGTTTAGAGTCTCCGACGATATACCAAGGTCTTGTCGAGGAAGTTGCTAGATTCGATTTAGCCCAAAAAATGTCTGTCGATTTACCAGTCCCGTTATTGAGATCGGTCATGGTCTCGTACATATTCATCTTCGCGGTTCTAGCTGGAGTATCGTCTATCCTCAGATACAGCCTTGTTCCTGTGGCATCTGCCGAACGATAGACGCTTTGGTTGGTTCCGGTAAACTCTCTCGTCCAACCTAACGGTGCTATCTTACAAGTGATCGTTCCGGTCGCTGCGGAGAGTCCGGTAGTCAATGGGAAGGTAAAGGTCGTTGTCGATGGCACACTCGCTATCGTGAACTCGTCATTGAAGACGGATTCGTTTGCTCCGGAAATAGCGATTATGTCGTAGAGGTTATATCCGTGAGCGGTAGATGTCGTCACTGTCGCGATGTTGCTCGATACGGTTATGCTCGATATGTTCTTGCTGTTATATCCGAGTCACGAGACAGGCATATAAGATGGCGTCGAGTTTGCCTGCTTCTCCAGAACACTGCGGAGCAGAAGTTTGGTCGTAGAAGTAATATTTGATTGGAACGGTCATTGTATTCTAGCCGAATGAAAAAATCTGTAGGGAGAGTTTCTTGAGTTTGGAGCTTTGTTTCAAGTTCAGCAATGTCAGTTAAAGCGTCTTGATAAATGGATCTACCATTGAGCGTGATGCCACTGGGCAGAGTAAAACCATCATATTTGAGCATATTCTGACCCCACTGCTTCTTGATTAACGCCGTAGCGTATTGTTTCAACCAATTGTCATCCCATGTCTCTCGATACGAGTTAGGATCGCAAAAACGGTACACTTCGAGTACAATGATGTCTCCCACTCGATAGCCGGACATCTCAGACTCGATCTGAACAAAGTTCCTCTTCTGATTAAACGACAACACCTTCTCTCGATTAAAGAAATCGTTTACGAGAGACAGATAGCTCATGCTGACCGTGTAGTTGACAAGTCCTTCGCCCCACACGACTACCTGGGTACCGATGTTCTGCATCAGCGACATATATTCGAGATTGACTTCTGATTCCATCCCGCCAATGCGGACCACTCTAAGCACGCTATAAACCCATGGATCAACGGGAATAGAGCGTGTCGATATATCTTGCGCTGATAGAGGACGCGATATGTAATCACGGTATGAACCTTCGTGATGGAACTCCCAATAGGTCGAGAGAGCATCATCGATTCTATCTTCAATCTGATCAGGGGTGACGTTGATTTGGAGAACAGGTGCTCCTAGGCTTCTAAGGCAGTAGTTCTTTAAGTCTTCTCGGCAGGTGTTTGCGGGCATTATCAATCGCCTCTGAATTCTGGTGGTAGTTGGAACCTCTCCATCTCACTATCGTAACTCTTCTTACAATGGTCTGGTTCCCAATAGAAGATGGCGTCTATGATTCTCCTTCCTACAGGACACCAGCGACAGTTGTTGAGACTCCTACGATACGCTCTACTGCTAATGCTCTCATCTGCCCAGCCTTTGAAATAAGTGTTAACCAGCTGGTCAATGGCGATGAGCATCTGTAGTCTCCACCACCTTTTATTAGCGGCAGAATCAGTTGAGAAAAATGACGATATCACTAGCATCAAGGTTAAGAGCATCGGTAGAGCGAGAATAACAAGGACAGCGGTGATCATATTCATTTCCTTTTATGCAGCATGAGTGATGGCAGAACTAACTATGTTCTTTCCATTCGGTAAGACCACAACCAAGTAAGCAGTCTTGCCTGATGTTTCTGTAATATCTACGTTGAATGCACCAGTAGCGTTAGTTGTAAAGTTGGCTGCTTTATTGGTCACTTGATTGATAAGAAGTCCTGCCGTCCCAATGACCCACCCGCCACTGTGCGCTGTGGCGATTAAGGTACTGCCATCGCTGTTATCGCTTAGATAGGCGAACACGTTGGCACGGAAGGCAAGATTGTTGCCTTCGCTGTTCTTCAGTTGCACAGTCACTCTAATCACATCTGATGCTTCAGTACCAATGGTGAACGTACAGTTGGTGATTAAGTGCATCTTGAACACTTCGTTAATGCCATCGACAGCACTGTCTTTGTCTGTGGTTAGGAGTGAGGATAAAGGACCTATGTCACCATCGAGTTCGTTGATTGCTACGACAAGAGATGAATTGCTGGTTGTCGTTAAAGCCGCTAGAGCGCCAATCTTATCACCCGTCTCGTTGATTGCATCGACAATTGAGTCCTTATCTGTTGTTGAGAGCAGTGTCAATGATCCAATGTTGCTGATCACTTTGTTGATTGCTTCTACGAAAGAGTCACGGTCACCCGCTGCGACATTAATGAGTGCAATGTCACCCATTAATGTCGCAATGAGATTAGTTTTGTCTCTCCACTGGTAGAAATAGTCATAGGGTGCGATTTGTGGGATAGCCATTTGTTATTCCTTTGGTTGCAGTATTTCTAAGACTCTCTGAAGCATATCTTCTAGATTAGAAACCCTTTCTTCGAGAGTCCCAAGCCTTTTGTGTGTTTTTCTTCTAAGTAGAGCGGCAATGTATTGATCGTCATTGGTGTTAACCACAAACGCTTTACTGACTTTTATTAAGTCTGGATTATCTGCAATTTTCTCATTCATCGTCGTCACCTATTAAGTCACTGCAATGGCTCTGAAGGATTGGAACAGCGGTGGTGTCGCTGGGTTCTTGGCTCTACCCACTATTTTGATCTTGAACGAGCTAAACTCGTCATCAGCAAGATCATCCCAATCCTTGACTGTGAAAATTGTGTCTGTCGAATACTCTTCGACCTGTAGTTTGCTCAGAGTAAGTTCGTATTCGACTCTATCTATCAAATCTACTGAGTGGTGATTCTTCTCAATTCCGACCACTCTCATCCAACGCTTAGTGTCTATGTCAACGCCTTCGTATGGGGCAACTCTCTTGATCCATAGATCGAAGTCAGCGTTAATGTCTTTGTACACGTCGAACGCGATAACGAGATCAGATGCTGGATTCTTGAGATTGATCGCTTTAGTAACGTACTTGTAATTCTCAGAACCATTCATTGGATCACTTTCGCTCCTGTATCGCCCTAAAGCGTTGGGCTCTACACCAAGTTGTTCAGCAGTAATCCACTCCACCCTATTAGAGATTGTGGTTATGCTAAACGTGTCAGTATTTATCACAGGAGTAATCCATTCGGTTGGAGCAGTAAACGACGCATTCACAGTAACCAGCCTACCACCAGAACCAAGGTTATCGGCGCTAACCATCTTATGAGGCTGTCCTAAGAACATATCATTGCCGACCTTAAATTCTTTAGGTTCCATTGCTTGATAATCTTGAGACTGGAATGGTCCGTTTATCGGATTGTGCCCGATACCGTGGTACTGCCAGTTTTCTGTTGAACCATAGGCGAGATACGAACCAGCGACATTGAACACTTCATACTTCTCGTTAATTTGGATATAACCTGCTTCTCCACCGAATCGTCCACTTACTGTCGCAGTTGTTCCCGGAATCTGGATAATGAATGTATCAATGCTATCTACTTCTACGACAATATGCTGTTTGCTCAACTGGTCGAAGGTAAATCCATTGACTGGAGCTGGTGGTCCTGAAACGAATGTGCCCGATACTTGGTTGAACCTAACAACACCGTTGCCTTGGATTAGATCACTTTGATATCCCATTTGTGTGATTAAGAAGTTGTCATGCACTGCCCAATCCATCTGTTCGCATATCCAATGCTGCCCAACAGTGAAGCCGCCCTTGATGTTCTTCAGTTTAATGAATGTGTGGACTTGGTCTGTCTTATAGTCAGACACCGTAGCGGTCAATGAGTTGTTGTCAGTCCTCAAGTTCATTCCGACCTGCATCTGTCCAGCACCTTCTGGGATGCTGATCTCTATCCAGTTATCCTCTAAGAGACTAATTGTGACCTTATCGCCAGCAAGCAAGCCGTGATCCATCGCATAGACTCTGAGACGGCTGCTGTTGATTTCACCCTCAAATGGATCTCTTCCCAACGCTGTTCTATCTGGGATATGCTCAAACTGAAGATCTAATGACCTCTTCTTGAACTTTGCGCCATAGAGCTTATACTTGATGTCTTCGAACTGCTCCGCGTTCCATGTCTCCGCATTCTGGCTCCTGAAGCTGCTCTGTAGGGACGGCTGTGTCTCGAGAATCTTTCCGGGTTGATCCACGATTGTCTGTCCTAAGCGAGCGACCCATATCCTAGTGTTTGGACTAAATCCACCAACTACGAGACAGTATGACACACCACCTTGAACATAGATTGGTAAATCGAACTCTACGTGGAATGCGGTTTTGCTGTCTTCGCTCACAAATGGCTCAATCTCTAACGTAGAGTGTTTCTTCTCTCCTAAGACAACAGAAGTAGGGTAACCATTGTTCATCGTCCTAATCTGGAAGAATAAGTCTTCAGCAGTCGCAGTGTCTGCCGTTTGGAAGTAGACATCGAATCCAGTTACGAAGTAATCGTGATCGAGTTTAAATCCTTGTGCGACTGGGTCTTGGCAGTTGGGGCAGAAGTTACAGCAAGTGCATCTTTGCCAGCAAGACTGTGATGTTGGATCCCACACCCAGCACTTTGATCCCGGTCCATGTTGCTCACCTGGCTCAGGAATGTCGGGGCACTCTCCTGTAGATGTTTCTTTCACATCAGTTACAGTTCGATTATCGACCACGTTCTTAATGTCTAAGGTGGGTGTTGTCACATTCATAGTGGTCTTTTGCTTAGTCACGTCTAACCCACCACTGAAGAATGTCGCAGAAGCCGAAGCCCATTCAGCGTCAGCATCTCCGGTTAGGTCTTTGTCAGTGGTCAGCAGGAACACCCTGTCGCCTGTGTGGAACATCCCACCAGGCACATTGAATACACCAGCGAGCTGTCCAGAAGCATCGGTGATGAGCTGTTCTCCAGGACTTCCTTTCAAGGGGCGGACGTATTCTGTCACAGGTTTCCTATCGAAGAACGCCCACACCTTGGTATTTCCGGTTAGCTTGGTCGCGAAGAACGTGATCTCGGTTTCACGCATCCACGGATTTAGTGTCACATCGGTTACCCTATCACCCATGTCATAGGAGTCTGTCCTACTCCCAACAGTTGTAACTGTTCCTGTCTTCTGTTGCTGAGTTGTCGTGGTTGTCGTGGTAGTCTCGACTTTTATACCCTTAGCGTTGGTTTCAGTCGTCGTATCTTGGACAACAGTCCTATTCAAGTCCTTCCAAGTCCCCCACTTAGTTCCGAGGACTTTAGTAGCATCCGCCAGCTGAGCAAACGCATCTACACCCGTGTCTACGTTTACAACGAGATCGGGAAGACGAGTAGTGTCTGTCCAGACGTCAGTATTTGGCATTAACACCATAGTACCAGAACGCTTGAATTGGAAGTATGGGTTGATGCTGATATGCTTTGTGGCGTATGGCTGCTCATCGATTTGGACACTGTCGTAATCGATGATCGCGACCTTGCCGACGAACTTAGCATCGCTGTTTGCCACGACTGCTTGAATTTTCTTGTTGCGTGGAGTGAACTGCGGGCGCAACTCTCTCTGCTTCGTGTCTAACGCTGCCTTAAAATCAGAGTTGTTGATGTCACCGGCTTGGAACTCTTGGAAGTTGTCAGCGATGAATCCATTCTTAAATCTATCGAGACCATTCTGATCCTTAATGCTCATATCCTTTGCGCTCTTCTCCAGCAGGTTCAGAGCAGTGTAGTACTCTACAACCTTCACCCTCTCATCGATCTTACCGATATCGCGCATGGTGTATCGCTTGTTCTCGATATACTTCACCTTGATATCTGCGGGCGAGTAGGTGTATGACGGGAAGTAGATCTCATAGAGAGTCATCGCGCCGTCGTCCGGTTTCGGAGGAGCAGGTGTCTCTGACGGCACACCTTCTTTCAGATACAGTCTGCTGTCCTTATCGACGCACAACAAGTCAGTCCTCGGCAGGTAATACTCCAAGTCGAAAGTTGCGGTTGAGTTGATCGAAGGGACACTGTAGCCTACCAAACTACCGCCTAATAGATCAGGTCTAAAATCGAATGATCCGAACAACGGATACTCATTTTTGTTGATGGCGGTATACGTTGGGTTTGACGCATATTCTATTTCGTCATCAGCGATTAGATCTTTATATGAGTCAACCGTATAGTAACCAAAATGCTGTGAGTTGTCGTGAGTCCTGTATTTTACCCTGTACTTCCAATAGATATTGGCATCTGCTGTATAAGCGGCGCCTGTGTATTTGATTTGACTCTCGTTGTAAAAACAGTCAGTCTTATTTGGGTACAACGTAAAATCAGAAGTAATGTCTACATCCGGAAGACTTGGTGCTGAGGCATTGAACGCTTTAACGTATTCGATCTCATACGCATCAGTTACTCCAAGATTGATCATATTAGTCGTTCTAACGAGAACGTCGACCTGAACGAAGTTAGTCCCCATCGTATCTTCTGTCGCGTTAGTGCGCATTATGTCATGAAGTACGCAGATAGTCTTTCCTGAAGTGCTCAGAGGAGTACCTGTTCCTACGTCAACAGTATTGCCCAAGGTGACTGTGAAGGTGTTAGAGGTTACTGCGGTTTTTCCAGTTAAGTCAATGGTGCGAGCTAATCCCGCTCCCTGATCAGTGTCTATGATCACTGCGATTGTGTTGGTCTGACTATACGGCATGAAGTATTCGTTGAACGCACTGTTGAACGTGATACCACCATCATTGATAGTGCCGATCATCTTCTTTCTTAGGACGATTGTGGTGCTACCCGGCGGATTTGGATTGCCTGAGTCAGCGATAGAGCGGAGAGACTTGATGTTATCTCTGTCCAGCCTCCATAGAAGCTCAGTCCTTCCTGGGTTGTATAGGGTAACGCTGGCGTTCTCGGGGACCGCCTTAAAGCCATTGGTCGTGGTAGAGTCTATGAAGGATTGCGCATCCGTCATCTTCTTCCCGCTGTTTAGGTTTAAGTCATAGATGTAATATTTGAACACTGCGGGAGTAACGTCGCTGTTAATCACGCCGCTAACGAACACGGTGTCGAATACGCGAAATGTTCCAATAGGGTTTCCAGTGACGTTCTTTCCACCATCAAATGGACCGTCATACATGGTCACGATAGTGTCGTCCAAAACGGGGGCGGTCGAAGACTTGTTAGAGAGTGCGCTATAGCCCTTTAACGGCTTTAGGTTGATAGAGGTTCTCTCTTCGAATCGTTTGATGAACGTAGCGGTTTTTCTAGTGTCTCGAGCCTTTCGCGCTTTGAGGAAGATGTCTCCGCTATTCTCGAACCTGTAGCCTTTGACATACGATATACCACCGGATATGATGGCTCGAACGTAGTCCTCGTCGCCATCGACCGAATACCCATTAGGGTCATTCGCATCGATCGCTTTGTCTTCTATGAAGCGAACCTTAAACGGGTTGACCGTGAAGTTGCCATTGGTCTCATAGGTTCTCTTTGCGATCATGTCCATGATCTCAGAGTATTCGCTGTCTGCCTTGAGGTAACGGAATCTGCCATTGTCAACCAGCGCGAGAAGGATATAGTTCTCTCCATCTTCTGCGTTTAGTGAACGGACAACGAGGGAGAGCTCAACCTGATATCGATCAGCACCTGGCGCTGTTAGGTTAGGATAGCCCAGCGCGTTATCGAGTAGTGCGCTGTCATCATTGCTCGTCAAGATAGTCTGGACGAAGTCGAATCCAATCTTACAGTTGGCATCTTCACCATACTTGCTCACGATAACGTTCTGGCTAGAATTTTCGATGAACATACCTTCGTAATAGAAGATGCCTTCGTCTATGTAGAAAATCTGTCCGACGCCTGTAACGGGTATGGTGTCTGTCTCTGCGCTACCCACGCATCCAGGGCACCTGACAGTGACAGAGTACACTGGCACATTGTTGGTGTCATAGAACCTGAGGACTTCTCCTGGAATGAAGTAATGGGTCTCTCCATCGATAGAAACGCCAGTGTACACGACATATATGGTGGGAGGATCTCCAAACTCTGCATTGACTGTTTTAACAAGTCGTGCTGTGATGCCGCTAGTCATCCCGATAACTGTCATTCCATCGGGATACGGGGAGAGATCGACGGTCGCGCTATCCCAAGGGCTAATTTCTTTGAGCCTGACATACGCCTTGGCGGACAGAGCAGCTCTAGCGGCGCTTACTCGCGAACCGTTCTTGAAGATGTGATTTGCGAATCGCTCGATCTGATTCTGGAAGATACTCTGAATCTGGTTTAACTCTCTTGTCTGAACAGGACGCCCAGGTCTAAACAGAACTTTCATGAAGTTCTTCGATGACGAGTAGTCATCGAAATAGGGCTGGCGATTAAAGGTTAGTCTTGACATATTTTTTATTTGTCCTTCTCAGTTATCATCTCAAAGAAAATACGAAATGTAATGAAATCAAAAAGTGATCGCAATCTTAATGTCTTCTTCTTGTCCGTCACTTCTCAGCACCTTCTTAATATTTGTGACATATAGTAGTGTGCCGCTTCGTCTATTAATTCTATTTAGTGTCGCATTTGAATATTCTGGATGACTCGGACCGATGTAATAGATGCTATCTGCGATAACGGAAGATCCAAACACTGTTGCTTCTGAGAGTAGCCCCACTTGTCTGAAATCGCTATCGACTCCGGTGAGAAGATACCCCGATGCTTCGTCTAATCGAGTGTTCACGATAACAGTATTGGCGCAGAGCTCTGTAACGATATTGCTGCCGTGTCCATCCTTTGGAGCCATTACAGCAGAAGCAACCGCTCCAGCGGAACCGGGAATGATATAACCTCGGCAGTTGGCGCTGTTAGAGTAGCCTGCTCCGCCATCCGTGACATTGATCTCACTCACAGTGTTGCTCGGTGATATGACCACGCTTATTGTCGCATCTGTAGTAGGTGTGCCGCCCTCGTCTACGATGATACAGATAGCGCCGCCAGTGTAACCGGTGCCCGCATTGCCGAGAGCGACAGCGGTGACCTCTCCAGCAACGACAGTGACACTTGCTACTGTTGCTCCAGAACCTGCGGTTCCCGCATTCTTGACAATAGCTTCTGGTTTCGAGAAGTAACCTGCTCCCGGAACATCCACGATGATTTGCTTTAGTGAGTCATCTAGGTTTCTAGAAACGTGTGCTTCACAAGTCACTGATGGTGTATCTGTGGTGACAACAGAGACAACTGCATTAGATCCGAACGCTCCCTTCTGACTGATGATGTTGAATGAGCTAATGCTATTCTTGGTCGCTGCTTGTTGAACGGTCCATTGAGGGGAAGTGTCGTTGAATGTCTTGTACTTCACAGGAATAAAATCTCTCGTCAAGAAGTACACGTCAGAAGCTTCTAATGATCCCATATATTTCCAAACGTAACCATCCGCAAGAGTTATAACTGATGGGCTCACACCCACTGGCTTAATGGTACTCACTGCGCCGTTGTTGTTATCGATACACTTATAGAGGTTGCTGTCTTCAGTATAAACGAAAAACGGGTGTGGATAAAGTGTCGGTCCTGTTGTAGCCAACGGATCAAGTTCGTCGCTATATGGCGAATAGACTTGTCCGCTTAACCAATCGTACCTTTTTACCGCAAGCCTGCAGTTGTCTTGGGTAATGCGTTTCATAACGATGATATTGTCTAAAGTCTCCCCATCAGCAGAATCAGTCACACTCACTTCATCTGGAGTGTTCTCGTCATCCCACTCGTCGTTCTTACCGATGAATACGAACATATTTCTCTTGAAGAACTGATTGACGTTAATTGAATCTACCCAAATCCATTCGAGAGAACCGTCAGAAGCAGAACCACTCAAATGCACGGGTGGGTTCACTCCGCTGGTGCCAGTAGATTTGCAAGCGTATTTGTTGCTCTCATAGACAACGAGTGTGCCCTCAGAGTACAAGGTGAGAGTCGTCCATTCTGGTAAATCCTGAAGTTTGATGCTGTCGATCAAACTGGCTGCGGAAAACGGGCGTATTTTCGACGTGAATTTTGCGGACATGCTGATTTCTCCATGTTTTTGCAGTTGGTGATGAAGCAGTGACTTCTTGCTTCTTTTTAATTCGTAAATTTATTCTGTTGCTATTCTCAACATTCTTTGGAGTTCAACATCAAGAACAACGACCGTTCCTTTAGCGTTGGCGCTTCCTAAAAAAAGATGAGTCTCACCTATATTCATTGATTTGTATCTGTTAAGAAGGATGCTGGTCGATTTCAACATCGAGCGCCCTATCCATCAAGTTGCTGTTATTGTGGATATACTCAAGGTTAGCAGACCCCCAAACGCTGTTGGAAACTGGGTAGTTGGTCTCAAGACTTTCATCGATAGACTCCTTAAACCATTCTAAGTTATTTATCGGATTGACTATGACTTGAGTGGGGTTGTTAATATCTCTGACCTTGATTACCGGGTTGAAACTGGTGGTGGGGATGACGGAGAATGTCGAATCAATTTCCATAATCTTGATTCGATTACCGATGCTGATTCGGCTAGTTAGCCATTCTGATCCATTACTCCATTCCTCAATTGCGCCGAGATTTGATGCTGAGTAGAGCTCTAACACTGCGAACCTTACGAACCCCGAAGGGTGAACCATTTCATCGACAATTGGGTCATACTCTGATCGGGCAACAGAAGATCGCAAGAGGTATGAGAATTGCTGGAAATAGTAGCTGTCTAAGATAATGCAGTTCACCTCAAGAGCGCCTTTCATATTCTTAAACGAGCTTCGTTCCGTGTAAACTGTCTTAGCTTCAGGAACCAAGACAGCTCCTGTCCCTTCGTCTGACTCTATCGAATAAGTCACTGATGAAAGGTCTATAGCGTCCACGAACGGCTCTATGATCTCTATGCTGCGAATCTTGCCTATCTGATCGCTGTCTGCGTCGAGCACTGCCCCGGTTCCTGTTGAGCTAATCACTGCTATGTCAGGCACTGCCTCATAATCGTATCCTGGACTTAAGATTTTGATGTGTCTAATTGCCCCTACCGGAGGATCAGCGAGTGTGCCCACAGAGTTAACAACTGCTGAGAATGAGTGCCCCTTGACTGTGTTCTGGGTTACGACTCTATCGCCTACAGCATATCCTGAGCCTGGAGAGACTATGCTCAGCGCCTGAATGCTGCCGGACGCCAATGATGCTACGGTTGCGACGCCATTGATCCCGCAGCCTGAAGATGTGATTCTGTCTCCAACTCGATATCCCTTTCCACCCTGTTCAACCTGAATGCTTAGGGTGTTCATAATATATTCGCGTATGTGGATGCTCGGATCGCTTGCGACTTCTATGATCACACCCTCATACGGTAGATAGTTCTTTAAGGCAGAGTCTATCTGTATCTTGAGAAAGTGCTTGTTCTTGCTAACTACAATCTGGATATCTTCAACTCCGGAGACGATGTTACTCGACACACCACGGATGGTGATGTTTAGGTCTCTGATGGCGTCTATGAGCTTTTGAAACTCTGGGGTGTCTTCATCTACCGCTGTCGTGAAAACGTAGAAGTTACCGGTATAAGTCGCGCCACTTAACGTGAATAGTCTGTCGCGAGGATACTCGATCTGAACAGAATCATTGAAAAGAACTTTGAATAGGAACTTGAATGAGTTTTCGCTACCTCTACTAAGATAGAAGTCTCTAAGATGAATCACGAGTTCTTTCTTGGGGATGATATACGGACGAGACACGTCAAAGCCCAATTCGGCTACAATTTTATCGATATAGAGGTCAACTTCGTTGTTGACCTCTAGTCTTTCTCTAAAGTTCTCCAGTATCTCTAACGGGTTTCCATTGGATTCTAAGAAGTCATAGTAGTGCTTGATAAACTTTAAGAAACTGGGGTAATCTGAAGCTAGAAACCCAGGCAGTCTAGCATGGATAATGGGCGAAATATAGTTACGCATTGGCGAGGATCACTCTAATTTTAGTTATGCGGATAATGTTCTGCAAGAACGTCTCTATATCCGGATTAACAGGAACTGCGGTGAAATTGATAGTGCCAGAAGACCCATAATCATTCTCAGCCATTTTCGCAAACGCTGGAAGGGTGTAATGAATAGCACCTCTTTCGTAATCGACAAAGCCGCTAATCGCCGGGATGAACTTAGCACCAGTCGCCTTGTTGTAGATGTAGATCTTTCCGTCTAAATCATCTTTGAAATAGCAAGTCGTCTGTCCATAGATAAAGTCGCTGCTCTTAACCCCGGGCAAAAGCGGGTTGCTGAATTGCATCACGTTCTCTATCATCGAAGCATAGATGATACTCTGATCTTTATTGAGCACCTTCTTCGAGTAGCAGCTCTTTATCGCCGGGTCGCTCTCCATAACTAAGTCTAGCATCGTTACATCGCTCAGGAAGTTGTCGAACACGTTGAGCGTTGTTGCGTTGTATTCGGTGATAACTGCGTTGATATCTCTCTCAAACTGCCCTAGCGATTTATTCGTTTTCTTGGTGTCTATCTTCGCATAAACACTCAGCTCTACATTGACAAACTCAGGGTCTACGAACACTGGTTCCATGCCTACCACGCTGTATCTCGTAATGAGTCTATCTGTGATATCGTTCTTAGCGGTCAGAGTGAGCTTGTCGGCGTATTTGGGTTTAACGCTGATGTATATCTTGCCATAGTCCTTATAGTAGTTCTTCTCGCCACCCCAGACGTTGATGCTGTCGATGTTCCTAAACTCGCTCAAGATGATAGAACGGTAATCTCCATCAGTAACCAAACGGTTCTGCCTACGGTAGTGGTGTGGGATCGTAAAGCGCATAGACTCTACATCCTCTGCCTCGACACCACCGCTAGAGATCGTACCAGGCTCTGTGACTACGACGAAGTCCTCCCAGTTACCGATGTTGTGTTCTGTCGGAATACCTTGAGAGGGGGCGTGGAAACGGAACACCTTACAGCCATTCCCAGCTTCGCCATTGCTACTAATCCCATAGACAAAGACGATAGATTTATTCGAAGGTTTTTTGCCGAATACGTTGTTACCGAAGATAATCTCGAAGTATCCTTCTTCTTGCGTACTGATATAGTACACCAAGCTCTCTCCATCGATATCGAAGACACTTGACGCTAACCTGTATTCTTCTCCGTTAGTTGTATCAGAACCACCATCAGGAACCACGAATACCCTAATAGTGTCTATGTCTACCGTTCTATCTTGGATAACATATCGCTGGTTTAGGAGGGTGTAATCTGTCCTGAACTTCCATTCTTGTAGCTTGCCTTCGTAGACAGTAAAGCCATCACTCGTATATGTCACCATATTAGGCACAGAGTAATCGACGTTTTTAACGAATACGTCATCGACAATATAGAAGATTCGCTGGTCGGCGTTGCTGTTGGCTGCGGAGAAGTTGGTGCCACGAGGTACTAAGATGCTCCTGCTGCTTGGCTCTCTGTGGGCAGGATTTGTTAGATCGATGTCTATGGATAGCGAAAGAGTTGCTCTGGCGCTAGTTCTACTCCTAGGTACATACCCGGTGAGTTTAGCTTTGCTGTATAAGCTCTCCATTTTCACCGCACTATCTATAAAACTCTCATTCAGCATCATCTTGACATAATAACCGATGTAATGAGTATTATAGCTCAAAAGATTGATAAGAGTAGATATACCGCTGCCTTGAAAGTTAAAGTCTTGATATACTGGCGACCCGTCAGGATTGGTTTGACTTTGGAGAAACGACACTAAGTTTTCTCTAATGTCATCGTAATCTAGACTATTTACGGGGAGTTCGCTTGTTGTTATCATTTAAGTGTTCCTTTTTGTATTCCAATTTTGTCGTTCAACGAACTCGTTGAAAGGACTGGACGAATTTATCGACGATGTTGAGAGCTTTAATAAGGTAGGTGATGGTCACTTCTATGCCATCATCAGTTTCAAAAGGTACAACTTTAACATCGTGAAGTTTCACTCTTTTCTCATAAGTCGCAATAGTCCATTCTATTCTTTTTGTAAGATTCGCAACTGTTATATTAGTGATGTTCTCGAACAAATAGTATCGGAGATTCGTAAACGTGTGCGGTATAAAGGGAATATCGTACGGTTCAAGTAAGAATAAGTTCTTAACTGATTGCCTAATCGCATCTACGTTTTTCTTAGGATTGATGTTTCCTGTGAGTGGATGTGGAATCCATTCCATACCTATATCTGAATAGTGAATTAGCTCTTGCATTTATGTCTCCTTAACCGCCCTTGAAATCGTCTTACATCTATCTCCGTGCCATCTTGTTAACGTAGTTTTTGAAACTTCTCTTTGGCAATGTGGGCACAAATGTAAAATTTGACTCGGATGTCGTCCTTCTTCTATTAATCTTTTATTTCTTTTCTTTGCCATTTCTTTACCTTTTTCAGATCCGAAAAAACTATTATCGTGATTTATTTCACGAAGTTTTTTCCTAGTTTCTTCTGATACAGTATGACCCAAATTGGCTTGACGAATCTTTTCTTTAGTCTCTTCCGAATGACGAAATCCTGTTCTTCCGTGTATGAGCAATACGAAGTTTTTGTTTATGACATTCACTAATAGTTTTTCCTCTATGCGCCGCGCCAATCTTTTCACAGGTTTCTGTTGATCGTTTTCTGCCGGTATGGAATTCACTCACTCTTTTCTTAAACTCTTCAGTTCTCGAAACCCCTTTCATTTTTTCTTTCAATTTTTGTTTAGTTGCATCAGAATGTCTTTTCCCAAGGTTGGCTTTTCTTTTTTTCTCGTTTACTTCTTCAGTCTGTAATATAAATGTTCCAGCATTACCATTTAATCCTTTCGGAAATAGTGAAGTCATCGCTAACGCCTTTTCTCTATCGAGGCACTCTTCAAGAGGGTATGTTCCAAGTAGTTCAATTTGAAAATCTTCTTTTATAGCACCATCTTCAATTAACTTCTTGATATAAACTCCGCCTTTACCGTTTCATGTGCTCTTGAAAACGATCAAGGTATGACTTACCTTCTTTCCAACAAGAACCGATGATAGATAAGACCGAGTTGGATGGTGAGTTATTTTATATAATTGAGCCACATTTTAGCCTTCGAAAACGTTGAATGAACCTGTCATAATCTTACTGGTACAGCAAACTGTGTCGCCCACTCTCGCCGCAGGTCTCCCGTTTACAAAAACCGTAGAACTTCCAGTGCAAGTCACACTGGAATGGCACTTGAGTCCACAGCAATGGATCGCCCAAGCATCGCCCACTCTATGATGAGGTCTACTATTCACGAATACATTCTCACTCCCTTGGACATTGGGGCGTGGAGGAAAGCAATGATGCCCGGCTAACCGGGTACACAAGTCAGCTAATCTAGCCGTTGGCATACCCATACGCACCTCCTTTCTACGGTCGATTTATCACATCCAATGACTCTTTTAATCATTTCGGGTGTCATTGCCATGGTGTGATATAAATCATAGATGTAGTCTATAAACTGTTGATCGTTAGAAAACCCGTATTTTCTAGTTGTATAGTCTCTTCTTTTTTGTTTGATCTTCTCTTAGATTCTTATGACTATTTATACGCCAGGGCGACATTTGGGACCAGTGTCACAGTGCTTTGTCGTAGATACTGCTAGCACAAATTCTTTATAGCACAATTCTATTTTAGTCACTTTAATTTTTCTTGATAATGGAACCACTATAGGATCAGGTAGAGGAGGACACGGACATACAGACGCAGGGATGCTCTCTAAGACAACCGCATCATCTTCTGGCTCGCACGGCGGGCAAGAGTCTATAGGGGGAATAGGCGTGAGCACTACCTTCTCGTTAGGAATGACGCAAGGTGGACAGACTGATCTAGGGATTGAGATCATTGTAAACCTCCAATAGTCAGAAGCGAGCCAGATTGGGAAAGGACAGTTATTGGTAACTTCTGATTCTCCAAGTCTCTCATTGCCAGCATCTGGGTGTCTATGTCGCCCTCGCCTCTACCATCGACCAGCGCATCCAGATACGACTTAATGAGCTTGTCTACTGCCTTGAGTTCTCTCTCTAATGGCGTGCTGAGTTCGTCTTCTTTGCCAGCTTCTATCATCAGTTTGGCGTAGGTCTCCGTAGTCTTGAAGTTATCCACAAACGCTTGAACGTAGGGGCTGTCTGAAGGGCGCTTGAGGTGATTCTCATACCATTGGAGAAAATTCAGTGTTGTCGCTTTCTCGAATTCTGATTCGCTATCGCACGGGCACAGGACAGGCAATGGGGTGGGAACGAACGGGGGAGACTCAGGCGTGGGCTCGCAGCAGAGTTCAGGCAATGGATCAG